TCAACTTCCGGTACTGTAACACTATTTATACTCAAACCTGTCAAACTCTTGGTAGTATTTTCCAATGTTGATGAATTTGTAATTAAAGGAATAGATGCTGCTAAATAAACCTTCTTATTATCTTCGTCTATCTGTATAACAGTAAACTCACCGCCGTCATCTGTTTTAATTATATCATCTACAGCCCAATTTGATCCTAAGCTAGCTACTGTAATAATATAACAAGCTGTGCCTGTATTTGTTGTGTAAGTAACTGCTCCGGGTGTTTTAATGTTCTTAATTAAGGCAAGTTGTCTAAAATCATTACCTAAAATTAAATCCCTATTTGTATTATCTGCAAATGATACTGTAAGTCCAAGATTATTTGCAAATAATTCTCGAGTTGCGTTAGAGCCATGTCCTCCTTGTGGAGATATAATTGCTCTAGCTGTAGCACCCGTTCCAGGTGCTGTTGTGTTAGTTATTGACATTGTTGCGTATGAATAGTTTTGGCCCGGGTTTGTAACTCTAATACTTGTCAATGCTCCTGTTGTTTCATTAACATAAGCAGAAGCCTCAGCTCCTGTTCCGTCACCTGTTATTGATATTACAACATCGCCTGTTGCATAATCTTGTCCGCCTGCTGTAAGAACTACTCTGTCTACTGTTCCTGCTACTGCTGCACCTTCTACAGCACTTTGTAATGCTGGTAAACTATCTGCGTCGCCTAATAGAACTGTTCCGGCAGCGTTTGCACCGCCACCGCCCGTAAACGCAACAAAGGCAAAACTATAACCACTACCTGAAGAAGTTATCGTTACACCTGTAACTGCTCCTCCTGATATTGTAGCTGTGCCTGTTGCTCCTGTGCCATCACCAACAATAGCAGCAGTTGGAACAGAAGTATATCCTGATCCTCCCGCTGTTATCGTAATGCTATCAACTTCTCCATTGACATCATGTGTTGGATTTCCTGTTATTTTTCTAACAGGAATGTAATCTGCGTCTAAAAATTTATTTTGATCGGAAGCTGATATTTGAAACATGAACTTCCAATTGTATTTGTCTGATAATTCGAACACAGATGTTCCTGTGCTTGTTGGTTTTACCGTTGAAGTACCATTCAAGTTATTAGATATACATTTATAAACCTTAAACTCATCGGTAACAACAAAGAAATTAGCTTCCGCTAAACTTTGTGCTCCCGAATTTGATTGATTACTAGACGAATATGTATCATCGTATTCGTCGTAAACTGTGCCGGATACCCAGTCAGTTCTATTTGCTAACATACAAATATCTGCTGAGTCTATCCTTTGCGTGAACATCATACTACGTCTAAACTCTGATACATAAGCATCAGAATCAACAGGGCTCTCTGGAACAGTATCATCTGTCCAGGGTAATGTCCTGCCTACAGCAAAGTGGAAATAATCATTATTATTTTTTATATCTCTATAAAAAGATCTTGCTAATTCTACTCTACCTAGTCTGCGTAATACGAGTGCCATTTATTTCTCTATTAAGAAATTGTTACTGTCCAAGTAATTGTCATTGAATCAGACGCGCCTTTATTTACAACCGAAAATACAGTCCTGCATAAAAGAGTACCACCTGAAGCTGCATTTAATATGCCTGCTTCTGTAATAGCTCCAGTACCTGTGCCTGCTGCAAATGAGCAAACATAAGCTACTGCATTACTTGTAACTGTTGTAGATGTAAGTGCAACACGAGCTGCTTCTGTACCTAAAGCGGTATTGCCTGAAGCTGCTGCTGATGTTCCTGTACCAATAGCCATATGTGACATGGCTGTTGCTGAAGCATCTTTCATTCGGGATGCTATAAAGGCTAGGCCAGTGTCAACAACCAGGTTTTCTAATTCCCTAGTTTCTTTGACATTGCCCTGTTTGTCTTTGATTTCAACTTTAAGCTTACCTGTAGCTTTTGTCTCATCTTTTTTAAACATTTTAGTCTCCTAATCTATCTTTTGTTTATTTTATGTAAACGACCAAGTTTCTCCTACATAATTCTCACCTAAATATAGGTGGTCTACATAGTCTTGGTTAAACCCTTCTCCTTCGTCCCCTGCATCTGAACTCTCCGTTACTGGTTTGCTTAGTGCATTAAGAACTGTTTCTGTTGTAGAAGGTGTTTCCGTTATTCCTTTGTTAGTATTTATACTGTTTACGCTATCAGAATTGGAAGTTGTTTCAGATTTGTTTAATCCAATTGTCCAAACTGCACTATCTGATACCGATTGTGTTTCTGTTAATGCTTGACTGAATAATATTGCTGGGCTATCTGTTGCTGTTCCTGTGTCTGCGTACTCAACAATTCTACCAATTGTTAAATCATCTGTAATAGTTGCTGAGTCTGAGAACGCTCTAGTAAATGCCGCTACCACTGCTGCTGAATCTGTAACAGTAATCGAATGTGCTAGCGGTTTAGTCATAGACCAACTGAACCTTTGTTCCCCAATATTATAATTGTCTGCATCGTTTCCATCACTAGAGTCATTCCAATAAGCCGAGTTCGGTGACCCACCATCTCCTAAAACAACATATGGTTCGCCGTAATCTTGATCGTCAGCTGTAGCTGTAGAAGTAAACATGCCAGGAGCAAACGCTATTGCGTGTGCTTCTGTTACTGTACTTGTATCTGTCTTTGGTATTTCAAAGAATTTAGCGACTGTTTCAGATGTGCTTACTGTGTCTGTTGTTAAGAATTTATAGAACGTGTATCCAGTTGATGAAACTGAGAATGCAACATTGTAATCAACCACACTTCTTACAACAAGATCTCCAAACACTTGCATTCCTGCAGGGTGTACGGTGTCTCTTATTGCTCTGTCCCAAGTCGTCTGTTCTACAGTTGACTTAATGACATAAGCATATGGTTGATATCGTTTGTTGTCTTGTAATACGTTGACATCGGATAATTTTCCTCTGTCATCTTTCCACTTACCTTCATATTCAAATAAGTATCCTGTACAAATTTCTATTGTAACCACTTCACCCGTTGGTGATGTTATTACAACATTTGCACAGTCTGCTACAAATCCTGATCCTGCGTTAATGATTTGGAATGTTGACGGAAGGCCTGCTGTTGTAACAGATGTAACTCTTATATAAGCGTTGTTTTGTCCGCCTATAAAAGTATAATTATCTGTTGCATTTGTATGAACATAAAAATATCCACCGCCTGAACCGTTTGTTCCATCTCCGGCTGATGCATACCCTTTACCATCATCTCCCGTTTCATTAATTTTGTAGACTTGTCCTACTTTAAACCCTGCATCTGATGCTGAACCACTGTAAGACTTATATGTAACCGAGGTTAATTGTCTAACCAAGTATCCATAAATATCTGTCGTTGCGTTTCCTGCTCCGTCATCTACGACATAGGATCGTATGTCTGTAGGGGCTTCTTCTGTGATTATATTAATTCCTGCAGTAGTATATCCTGATCCTGCTGCAGTAACATTAATTGCTGATAGTTTTCCGTCTGCTATTGTTGCTGTTGCTGTGGCTCCTGAACCATCTCCATATATTTGTATGCCTGGTATTGCGTGATAATCAGCTCCTGCGTCATTAATAGCTATACTTGCTATGGTGCCAGAAGATATTGTTGCTGTTGCTACTCCTCCTGCTCCAGGACCATATACTACTGTTGTTGGACTATCAAATTTAAGGATAAGGTCAAATCTTTGTAATGTTAAACCATTTGTCTGATATGTGTTCTTTTCTACTCTAGTTACCGTTGCGTTTTGCGTGTTTAATGCTGTAACAGAACCTGTTGATCGATAATATCTAATATCAATCTTTTTACCTTGTAGTGTTAAAGGTTCTAATGTCCCTCCGTGTTCTGCTTCTTGTAATTTAACAGCTTGTTCTACGTTATAATAAGCATCAGAAGGTTTTAAAATATATCTACTAGGATATTGTACTTCAACATTCTCGCCGTACAATAACCTAAAAAATGTTTCTATTGATTCCTTGTTACCTTTTGCTTCATAAAAGTCTTTAGCTCTTTTATAAAAGAAACGTTTGTCTACCTTTACACTCTTAGGAAAATCATTTACAAGAGCACCTCTCCATTTATCTAAAAAGGCTTCCTGTGCATAGTCAATATCATTACTGTAATTTACTATCTCATCACTTTGCTTAGCATCTTGATCCATAAATTCATAATACTTTTTAAGGAAAGTAACGAATGTTGGATACTCATCTCTAATATATTCTGGAAATTGATCTTCTATTAAGAAGGAAGTATTTCTTGTTTCTGTTTTTATATCGCCTTGTGCAGCATCTAATACTGCTGCTGCTGTTGCTCCTGTTGCTGTTGTGTCAGAAGCATGTGGTGTTATAGTAACTGTTGGAACAGAAGTATAACCTGTTCCAATGTTTGTAACTGTTATTGTAGTAACTGCGCCACTAGATACTGTGGCTATTGCTGTGGCTCCAGTGCCACCACCGCCGGTAATTGATATTGTAGGCACATTAAAATATCCCGTGCCCCCAGCCGAAAGGGTTATAGATGAAACAAATCTATAAAATGATGGGATATAATCAGTCATTAGATCTCTTCTACTTCAGGTGTTGCTGTTATTACTGTACCTGCTCTTGAATTTATTGTTGAGCTCACAACACTATCATCTAGTGTCAATACTGTATTTCTTGAGGGTTTAGCAACGACTGCAGCTGTAGAAGTATCTGAGGTTCTAATTAGTGCTTGTGTTGTTATATCCTTTACAGCATCATGTGGAGTAACTTGTATCCTTAATGTTGCTTCTGTGCCATATAATTTGTTTATTGTTGTTGATGGAATATTTACTGTTCCTGAATCATAGTCTATTGTTCCTATAGCTGCTATAACTGTTCCTGTATTTGTAACTGCATTTACCGTTCCTGTTCCACTATACGCTGGGGCAACCACTGAGGCTGCTGGAACGTCTTGTAATAAAACCTTTGTTGTTACGTTTGCTGTTGTTAAATCAAAATATGTGCTTGTAAGTTCTCTTGGTTGTAACTTTTGATTAAATTGGACTGTATAGTTTTTTGGTACTGCCAAATCAGGTTTGATTCTTTTTTGTAATCTGGTTTGTATGTTTACAGATATTATTGCGTCTGAAAAAGATTTAATAGTATCGTGTAATCTTGAATAATAAAAACTCTTGTTTAATTTATTTAAACTATTATTAAAATAAGAATTTACATTACCTAAGACTCCTGATTCTATTTGTCCTTTTGCTAAAGTTGTTAATTTAGGATCATATGTTACCCCCACGTCTAAAGAAACGTATGTGTATTCTGGATCTACAAACTCAGGAATAATTGATACCGGAGTTTTGGGTTCTATAACCGCTGTTTTGATATTATCTTTATCTGATTCTGTTATAACTGAACCTAACACAGGATTAAGTGATATAAACACTTTACCATATATAGGTGGATCATTTTTCTCTCCACCCCAAACAGAACACGATTGTATATTTGGATTACTTGCTAATATAAGTGTTTCATAGTCTTGTTCGGTAACTGCTCTATTTCTTGTTGCATTAAATCGAGGAGCATTAAATCTAATTTCATCTATTGATTCCTGTACAGAGCCTCCAGAAGCTGCTGCGTACGTCGTATTATAAACTGACTCTCCTGATGTTGCAAGAGTTACAGTTGCTGCAAAACTTTTAGCTGTATTTGCTTTTGTTCCGTTAGTGTTTATATAATCAATTATAACAATGTTGCCATTAGATAATTTTTTGCCTATAATATCATCTCCAAATCTTATTTGAAATAAACCATCAGCTCCTTCTTCTACAAAATATGCTTTGGTATCTGATTTAACATTTAAAAATGTTGTATTTAAATTATAAACCGTTGTTGTTAAATCTGTTGAAGAATTTTGAACTCTAACTCTTAATGTGGATGTGTCTGCTCTATTATTTGGTAAAACATAAGGGCCTGCTTCACTGCCTATTGATACTACAAATTGATTTGCTACTCTTAAACCTTCTTTAATCGTTAATCCAGGAAAAACAAATTGCTTTTGGTCTGCTGAGGAAGCTGTTTGTCCTGTGTACATGCCATAAGTCAACCCTGAGGATATTGTTGTATTTTGTCCTGTTGATGTTTGTGTGCCTAACGATGTTTGTGCTTCTTTTTTACTGCTATTAGGTGAATAAAAAGTAACACCACTATATTCTGTAAACGTATAACTTGTTGCTCCTGTTCCGCCTGTATCTGCTGCTTCTGCTGCTGCCTCTGTTAAATATATAGGATAGTAATATCCTTTACCTAGTGTTGCATGTGTTCCGTATAACCAATAAGGGCCAGCTCCTCCGGCCGTTACCGCTTGAGTAGTTGTTGTTCCTGCAGGATAAAATTGATAAGTTGTTCCGTCTACAGCTGAGGAAAATGAAGCATCTCTACTCAATGCCAGCGTTGTTGCCGTATAACTAGCTGGAACCGTTACTGCTAAATTAATATTTCCAGCAGAACATCGGGTAGATCTGGGTGTATAACCTAATGCTTTTGCTATTGATACTACAGATTCTCTCTTAATAGCAGTATCTATGAAGTTTTCATTAGCTAACATGTGTGCTAATATGCCATTATAGTGTGTATTATATGCTAATAAGTCTATTAGAACTGCAAGGCCTGAACCTTCGAAGTTATAATCTGAAAATTCTGTTTGACTATTTAAAAAGGTCTTAAGGTTTGCCTTTATGTTGTCAAAGTCTAATTCTGTTACGTTTAATTGTGCCATTTGTTTACCTCAGCCTTGTAAGACTTACCGTTAAGTCTTGTGGTTCGTTTATTCCTAGAACATGGAATCTAATACTTACATCATAACCATTGTTCTCATAATCAGCTCTAGCTTTAACACTATTTAAAGACACGCGTGGTTCCCAATTTGTTATTTGCTGTTCTATAGCAGTTGCCAAAGACATTTCCATTCCAGGCCGCATGGGTTCAAACAACATGCCGTATAATCTTGATCCTAGTTCTGGATGAAAAGGTCTCTCATAAGGTTTTGATAAAAGCAATGTCTTTATTGATTGCTTTACAGCGTTTACGTCTAACTTTTTATTTACATCTCCTGAAAGAGCGTTTTTCGTAAACAGCATATCAAAGTCTTTATATATCCTTGCTACTTTTAATTTTTGTGTTGCCATAATAGTATTTATATCAAAAATCGAAATCTGGTAACTCTAAATTTAAGAATTCTTCACCTTGTTTCTTAATTCTATCGCCTATCTCAATATATACGCTTGGTTTCTGTATTGAAGGTAGTGATCCTCCTTTTAATATTGAAGCTGGATCTATATCTGGGAATGATGTAGGTGTTGCTTTAACTGTAACTTGAACGCCTTCTTTTTCTATATTAGGTATTGCTTTACAAATCATATCTATATCAATTGCCCCGTTTCTTAGTAAATCTTGTAAATCGTCAAAGTTTTTAATATCTCCTAAGTCTACATTGCCCCATTTATTTTTCAAATATTCAAGTTTATATTTTATATCAGGCAATGCTATTGCTCCTAACATAATAACCTTTAAAAAATCTTTAACATCATCATGTAATGTTTTGTCATCATCAGATAAAACTTTATTTAAAATACTAGGAATCATATTTTCCATTTTACCCATTACACTATTAACATCTTCTAAAGCATCGTTCTTTATTTCATTTAACTTTCCTAATGGTGACTCATTAATAATAGAGTCAAACTTATCCTCTGCAGCTTGAACTTGATCTGCAAGTTCCAATAATTTTTTACTAGGTCCGCAACTCATTTATTATGTCCCCGATGTTGGTGCTTGTGTTTCTTGTGTACTAGGTTGTGGTGAGCTAGATCCGCCAGTTCCAGGTACTTCTTTATGTGTATGTGTATGTAATGTTATATTATTAGATGTAATGTTTCCTGCAGGTCCGTCTATAGACATAGTGGGTGAGTCAATAGTCATTGAAACATCTGCATCCATATCTAGATCTGCTAAAGTTTTTATTGTCATTGTAGAACCTGAACCTACTTCTAATAATCCAGTTGCCGCAAGGAAAACATTGTCTCCTGCTAATACTCTATACGTTCCTCCTGCTGAGACCATTACATTTTCTTTAACACTCTTTAAATCTTTGTTATATGTTTTATTAACTGTTTCTGCAACAGAATCTGTTCTATTTTTTGCTACACTAATTGTTTGATTTCCTACTATTGTTTCTGTATCATCTTGAGCTACACGAGCTGTTCTATTTCCTTTAATAGAATGTGTTACATCTGATATAACCGATTTAATATCATTACCATTTATTTTTGTAACCCTTGAGCCTAAAATTGATAAGAAGTAATCTCCCTCTACTTCTTCGTACTTATCTCCTTGAACTAATAGTTTAGCATCTCCTGCTATTGTAACGTTACATGATCCTCTTATAAGAACATTATTGTCTTTAGCAATAATTTCATAATTATCACCTACAATATTTGTAACCTTTGTACCATCATCATGAATTTCATAATTCGTTCCTGATGGATGATACTCATGAATTCTTCTGTTTGTTTCTGTATTGTCTATTTCAAATACATGGCCTGCTCTAGTTTCTTTAACTGTGTTAAATGGATATAAGGAAGTCCATTCTTTGTCTCCTGGCTGTGGGCTTTCTCCGTCTCTTAACTTTTGTGCAGCATCAAAATAATTGGCCTCGTCTTTTGATTTCCCTCTTGGGTGTGGTTCATCCCACGTTTTTCCTTCGTAATCTTTTCCTGTTATATCATCTAATATGGCATCGCCGGTTTCTTCTGATACTGACGGTGCTCTTGCTGTTCTTATTCCTTCGTCTCTTGTTGCTCTTCTATTTAATAAAGAGTAATGTGTTTCTGCTGCTTCATTTCTAGCAAGTCTAGAAACATCAGGTTCTCCTACACCAGCAAACCCTTGATCAGGCTCGTCTGGCAACCTTGGGAATCTTCCTGTTGGGTCCATAAAACCATCTATGTCATTTACTTCAGGCTTTTCTGCTGGTTTTCCTGCTATAGTTCCTATAATCATAGGAATTTGTCCGTCTTCGCCGTCTGCAAAGAAACCTATAACTGTTGAGCCTTGTAATAAGGAGTGATTTTCCATTACACCATTAAGGCCTGCACTTGTAACAGAGTTAATTGGAACAGCATATGGTAAATGTTTTATAGGTAATGTTTGTTTGTTGCTTGTATGATATCCTGTTATCCTAACTTTAACTCTACCGGCGTAAGCTGGATCGTTGTTATCTTCAACAACGCCCAACCACCAAATAAAATCTGGTATATTTAATTTGCCGTAATTTTTCATTCCTTGGCTCATGCTAAATTTTCTCCTACTACTTTATCATCTATTTCACCTAATGATGCTGCTAATCCATTTTTAACTATCTCTACTTTCATTGTATGCCTTACACTATCAAATTTATGCTTAATAGCTGTTATTAAATATGGTCCTGTTAATAAAGGATCAACTATATCATCATAGGTTGCATCCATTGGCTTATCTCCTGCGTTAGGATAAGCTAATTTAATAAGTTTTCCAACTTCTATATCTGTTCTTCCTGGTAAATCTATTTCAAATGTGTTATCATTAAATGAACTAAAATAAACTTGCCTAAATAAATTATTAGCTAAAACAGCTGGATTAGCTGCAGCTCCAAATTTTCCATCTACTAATCCTCCTTGCATTCCTGAGGACTGAAATTGATTTAAATATTTAATATTTACAAATGAATATGGATTACGTTGTATTCCTCCTGGTATTGGAATTCCTATATCTGTGTGAACGAAATTACCAAATTGATCTCTTCCATCTAATGTAACTTCAGCCTGTTCTTTTGTAAATAAATCGTAAGCTCTTGTGGATGCTGAATAGTAACCACTGTCTTGTCCATCTAATATATCAATTGTTCTTGGAATTTGTATAGCTTCTACTTTACTAAAAGATAATGGAAGTTCTGCTGCTAAAAAGTTTTCACCGCCTCCTCTATGTGGGATCTCTAAACCAGGCGGAGCATACAAAAACTCTTCCCATAATCCCATGTCTAATTGTTTTTGTATTAAATTTTGAAATGATGTTAAGTAAAACATTTTATTAGATTCATAAAACACATAGTCTGAACCTTCAAATTGACTGCCTTGACATCTTCTGCTTATAAATTGTAGGTTTTGAAACGGTGTCCAGAAGTTAGAAGTGTATTGTATCTTAGAAGTATGTGGTGTGTCGCCTATAACAAGAGGTGTAACTCCACCTTGTGAATCAATACGTCTATATTCTTGTATATGATCTAAATATATTTGTTCTGCTATTTGATCAGTAGATCTTGGTTGCCCTATTGCACCAAATGCTTGTGTAATACTTCTTGCTTGATCACTGATTGCTTCTACAGAGCAGAACTTTAATTTGTAAAATTGCTCTCTATCATTATTAAGCATTCTTTTTTCAATGGCATATATTTGAAATGATTTCTCTATTATCATCTCAGGAACGTCTTCAAATGTTTTTGTTCTCCATTTGCACGTTATCAATTCACCGCCACGGATTGGCCAATTTGTTATTGCATTTATAGCATCAGTAACTAATATCTCTCCTGTCAATGTTGGTGACCAAACATCTTCATATAAATTAAATTCAACTATAAAATTCTTAAAGTCCCATTGAGTATTGTCTTGTGTAGTCAAAAAGAGTTCATCACAAGAAACGTCTCCTGCTTTGAGAATATTTTCTACTGTTGTTTCGTCGCCCATTTCATCACTTCTTAACTAATCTCTTGTATTGTTGCGTTATATCTCTTAAAAACATTTTATTTAAAAGAAATATTTGGCTTTTTATATTATTTAGATCAGTTTCATACTCTAAATTAGTTACTGCTAGATAATCTCCTGATGCCACTTTGACCGAGTCCCAATCAACTATAACGCTCTTATCTGCCTTCATAACATAATGATGGACATCTGAGCTGTTTTCCGAACCATATTTATCTTTTATATAAGCTGTCAAAGAGTTTTGACTTAAAGGCCACTCTCGCTGTACATCTGTTATATTGTTAGCAAGTAAAACCAACCAGTGGTATTTACTTGATCCATAAATTTTGTCCGCTACTATTTCAGGGGTTTCACCTTCGCCAACATAATACTCTATTAAATGAAGTCTATTCTGGAAAAACTTATCTAAATGAACCCTTCTAAATATATCAGGAACGATTGTCTGTTTACCACTATAAGGATAATACATTTTTGGTAGTGCCTTAAAATACATATTAGAACCCTTGTGCTATCCTTACCGCTGTTAATGTTTCTAGTTCTGTAAATGCTAGTTCCATATTAATCTCTGTTGGCATTCCGCCGGAGTTTTTGAAAGTATTAAACGCACCATCTGGGCCATAGGTTACTTTACATCCTGTTAATGCACAAGATGATATTTTAGGCAAATGTGGATTAAGATCTACATTACCATTCTTGTCTAGATACTCAAATTGTATTGAAAACTCTGCGGGATAAACTAAAAACAAATCTCCCTCTGAGGCCTCTGGATGCATATGATATTTAAATGTATCAACTATTTCCATTACCATATCTGCCTCGTTTGGATTTCTAGGTACAAACGTGTAATTAAAAGAAAATCTTCTGAACCCCATACTCTTAAATAATTGTTCTTTGTATGGATTACTAACCTTTTTAGATGTTGCCTCTATTGCAGCTCCAAAATCTGCGTCGGCTCCTACTGCTTTAGGCATGTTAGCCGCTGCTGATATCAGACCTCGACCTATAAATTCTGGAGCTTCTGCTAGGTCTTTAAAGTCCATTCTACCTGAACCCAACAAACCTGCTACTCCTAAATTAGTTTCATCCCAATTAGCTGCGTATGCTGATACTATTGATTGTGGTACATATAACTGAATGGTTTTTAGTAATCTAATAGTAGAAGTTTGGTTCATTCTACCCATTGCATTTCCAAGAAACGCACCAACAATTCCTCCAGCTGCTGTTGTTAGTACCTTGCCGAGTTTGGTAGCTCCATCTTTTAATATGTGTCCAGAACTGATACCTGCCATGGTGCCTATTGATGCTGCTAGTGCTCCCGCTCCAGTTGCTACTGTTTCATATTCCTCTGCTTTGGCTCTATTTTCTTTTGTATATTCTTCATTATAATCTTGGTTTGCTTCTATGAGCCTTTGTCTCATTGCCTCGTCAGTGTTAGCAGCTGTAACGGCGTCTGTTGCTGCAACAGAAGTCTGTCTAGCATTTATATAAAAGTGAACCGCGTGGGGTTGACTTGCGCTAAAGAGTTCTTGAGGATAAGTTAAGGTTTCGCCGTTATCATGGCCTTTACCTCCTAATCCATAACTTGTTTTAGCTTCTTGCTGGGCGTCTATCTGGTCTTTATGACTTCCTTCATCTAGGATTGACTCTTGAGTCTGCATCAGTTGCTTCTCAGACTTCTTCCGCTCTCTTCTTGCTCTTATTCTATCCCCTATGGCCATATAAATACCTATGTTATATTAATGTTACACACTTATTTATATGGTTTATGCCAAAGAAATATATAAAGGCCGATTTATTCCACGAAATCCAATAAAGTATCTCGGGGACTTAAACTCTATTGTCTATAGATCTAGTTATGAATTAAAATTTATGAACTGGTGTGATCTTAACGAATCAGTTAAAGGTTGGGTATCAGAAGAGGTAGCAATTCCATATCGTAACCCATTAGACAATAAAGTTCACAAATATATGGTTGATTTTTATATAGAAGTAGACAAGAAAAAATATCTTGTAGAAGTAAAACCCGAAAGATTCACAAAACCTCCCGACACACAGAAAAGAAAAACCAAAAGATACATACAAG